ACAAATACATCAGCAATTACAGAACAGGCTGCAGAAGGAGACACTCTTAACTTCGGTAAGATTGCTCTTGGCTCAGCAACTGCTTCAATCAAGACATACGGTGGATACACTGCAATGTCACGCCAGGTAATTGAGCGCTCATCCGTTAACTACGTAGATGCAGCATTCCGTGCAATGGCAGCAGCATACGCAAAGAAGACAAACGAAGTTGTAAAGGCTCAGCTAGTAACTGATGCAGCAAACTTCGCACAAGGAACATTGGCTACATATAACGCTGATGCAATCATGACACTTCTTGCACAGTCTGCAATTGATGTAAACAATGAAACAGGATTACCATTGCAGTTCATTCTATGCGGTTCAAACGCATTCAAGGGATTAGCAAAGACAGTTGACAGCTCAGGCCGTCCAATCCTTTCAGCACAAGCAGCAGTAAATACATACGGTTCAATCAACCCAGTTGGTCTTACAGGAACAATCATGGGCTTGCCAATCGTATTTGACCCAAGCTTGCCAGCTAACGCTATGTACATTGGAAACTCAGCAGCTCTTACAACATATGAGTCTGCAGGAGCTCCATTCCGCCTAAACGCAGAAGAAATCACAAATCTTTCACAGAAGTTCTCAGTCTACGGATACCTAGCGGTAGCAGCAGCAGACAAGAAAGCTCTTGTAAAGATTACAGCACCAGCTTAATAGGAGATTAGAAAATGGACTGGACTGACTTAAAAGCTTATGTAGGTGCATCATCAGTTGATGACACCTTTGCTAAAGAATGCTGGGATACAGCTACTGACTTAATTGCATCTTATGTGCAATCTACAAAAGTACCTACTCAAATTCTCAAGCGTTGCACATTAGAAGTTGGTTCAGAACTATTTCACCGTAGGTCAGCACCAATGGGAATCTCGCAGTACAGCTCTTATGACGGAGCACCTATACGTATTGCCAGAGACCCGTTGGCTGCTGTCTACCCACTTCTAAATAGGTACATGGTGAGATTCGCATGATTTCACAAATTAAAACATCTCTAAAGGACATAGTGTCTGCTCATGTTGAGAATGTGTTTACATATTCTCCAGCAAGACCAACAGCACCGTGTGCAATTATTGACGCAGGCGTTCCATTCATTTCAGTAAATGATGATGAATATAACGCTATCTATTCAACTAGATGGTCAATTCTAGTAATGGTCCAAGCTCAGCAAAATGACTTGGAAACAACAGTTCTAGATACTTTAGTAGACGCTTTAGTTCCCAGCCTATGGGCTAACCAGGCAGTAAGTAAATTGGAAGTTGATAAGCCTTTCTTAACTGAAGCTAACGCAGCAACCTATTTATCTACAAGAATAAATTTAACTATAGATTCACAAGGAGGAAATTAACATGGCAAGATTAAAAGGTAAAAGTATTGTCTTCAAAGTTGGTACTACTGATTACGCAGGTTCTGTAAAGAGCGTTGTATTTAAGTCAGCACCAGGTGAAATCGGATTCGGCGATTACGCAGACTCTCTAGATTACACATGTGAAGTTACTGGTTTTCAGGACTTTGCAGCAGCATCATTGTGGACAACATTGTTCACAACCCCAGGAGCATCAATAAATCTATTGTTCGCACCACACGGCAATGCAACTGCAACAGCTACACAACCACATTTCACAGCTACAGGCTACGCAGAATCAATCCCTGATTTTGGTGGAGCTGCAGGCGAATACTTCACATATGACTTGACTATCAAACTTGATAGCAAGCCAGTCAAAGTATCAGCATAGTTGGTGGGACGGTGGCAGATTTTACGGTTTCAGTTAAAGGGCTACGTGAAGTAGTCAGAAGTCTTAATAAGTACGAAGGTGCTATTAATGACCTCAAGGAAGCTAATGCAAGCATTGGCTCCGTTGTTGCTCAAACCGCAGCTGCCACTGCACCCGTCCAATCAGGTGCATTAGCAAGAAGTATCAGAGCCAATAAGGCTAAACAAAAGGTTCAAATCAAAGCAGGTGGAGCGAGAGTTCCATACGCAGGCGTTCAAGAATATGGATGGCCAGCAAGAAACATTGAAGCACAACCATTTCTAAGAAGAGCAGCATGGTCTAAGCGAGAATTTGTAAAGACACAATACGCAGCAAATCTAGAGATGTTAAAAAGAAAATACATTGGAGGCAGATAATGGAAATACAGAATTTAAGAATGAAAGACTTGGCAGAGGTTGAAACAATCACTGGTCTAAATATGGACGAGTGGGAATCAGGTTCTAAAGCTAAGTTAACAGTAGCTATTGCTTATGTTACGGGAAAGAAGACTAATCCTAATTTAACTTTGGAAGAAGTTGAAAATATGACTGTTGATGAACTCACAGTATTACAAGGAACAGAACTCCCAAAAGCGAATATCTCTTAGAGCTAATGGGTGATTTCTGTGCAGTCACAGGATATACACCAACAGAATTCTGGGAGATGGAACAAAGAGAAGTCGCTGCTATAGCGGAGGGAGTAAAGAAAAAGAATGTCTAATACAATTGTCGTAGATATATTAGCTGACACACGCAGTCTTGTTAGAGGCGTGAATGAAACTAACTCAAAACTTAACTCTCTAAACGGCTCTGTCTCAAAGATATCAGGAGCATTTAAAGGCTTACTAGCTACCTTTGGATTATCTATTGGTATCAACTGGTTCAAGGATGCTATCAAGGCAGCTGAAGATGAAGAGAAATCATTTGCAGCATTAGCCAAAGAATACGGAACATTAGCTGATGAAGTCATTGCCAAGGTAAATGGCATATCTAAAAAGTTCTATGTAGATGATGGAACAATTGCCCAGCTCATTGTTGATTTAAGAGGAAAGCTCAGAGCAGAGCTTGACCCACTAGCTGTTGACCTAGCAGCAGGAACAATTAACTTAGCTAGAGTAATGAATCAGCCAATTGAAGAAATGTCTGCAAAGATGCAGAAGGTTGTTAAAGACGGCAAGGTAACAATGCTTGAGCTACAGCAACTTGGTGTATCTCTCAATGTGGAACAACAGAAATCATTTGACGCTGCAGTTAAATCAGGAACAACAGTTCAATGGTTAACAGATTATTTAACTAGCCCTGAATATCAGAAGAAAGCTTTGTCAATGATTACACCTTATGACAAGCTTAACTTTACATTAAACGAGATTAAAGACCTAGTAGGAGGAAAACTCCTAAAGGCATTTGAAGGCCTATTTGAATTCTTTACAGACACAGATAAAAACGGTGTGACAAGAATGAATGGCAATTTCAAAGACATGAAAGATATATTGCTTCTAATTGGTACAGCCCTGTTAGTCTCAAAGATAGTTACACCAATATTACTGTGGACTAAAGCAGTACAAGGCTTAACGCTTTCTAATATAGCTTTGAATATAGTTATGAATGCTAACCCTATTGGTCTAATCATTCTAGGAATTACCGCTCTCATAGCGATTGTTATCCTTATTAGAAACCACTGGGATGAGCTTGGAAGAGTATTCAGTGCTGTTGGAGGAGTAATCCTTTCAGCCTTCAGAGGAGTTAAAGACTTCTTTGTTACATTGTTTAGAGATATTGATTTACTTCCACCAATTAAGCAGATGATATCTAATGTGACGGGCTTCCTAAGAGGACTTGGCTCTACCTTCTACGGCATAGGTAAGGACATTATCCAAGGTCTTATTAATGGTATTAGCAACATGATTGGCTCAGCTGTACAAGCTGTAAGGAATGTTGCATCAGCTATATCAAACGGAATAAAGAATGTACTTGGTATTAACTCTCCATCAAGAGTCTTCATGGGCTTTGGTGCAGGAGTAGTAGAAGGCTTAGTAATGGGTATTGATAAGAATGCCTACCAAGCTGTAAGTAGCGTAAAGGACTTAGGTAATAACTTATCTATGGACCCAATGACTTTCTCTGGTTCTGCTTACTCAGCAGGTGCCTCCAAAGCTCAAACCATTAATGTAACAATTAACGCTGGCCTTGGTACTGATTCTTATGAACTTGGCAGAGTTGTTAGCGCAGCATTAGATAAGTATTCAGGTGTCAACGGTAGATGAA